CACCAAGCCACGGTAGCGTACTAGCAGTAACAATCGACTCTGGGTAATACCCATAGTGCAACTCTACGGTAAGGCTAGCGTTTGGCGTAGGGCCAAGGATGAACGTCTCATCATTAAAGTTTGCGTAGTGCTTAGGAACACCTGTAGATGTAGGCGTAGGGTACGCCTCACGAATGAAGTTGACATCTTTGTTCAACAAAAAATCAAATGACCCATCAGCGTTAACTACCGCCAAGCTGTACGTGTACAAGTAGTCAGAAGGCACAGCTAGATATTTGTTACCCGATGTTATCGTGCCAGACACGTTTTTTCTTAGTGACGGAAGCTGAACAGTGTTGTATATGAACTGTTCTGTCTGTTGTACAAACATAGCAAGCTCATCATCTGTGAACGTAGTCTCACAAATGTCTTGTATGTTCGTCGTCAACTGTGAGTAGGTCATACTCATAATTTATGCCATAGGCCCGCGAGCCATAGTCCCCTTCGTAGCTGCACCCGTACCACGGATTTTTATTCCTGTGGTCTTAACGTCCTTCATGTCCGTCTTAGGAGCGTTCTTCACCGGCTTTACTGTGCTCATATTTTTCATAAGATCACCTAAGTTGTCGTTACTGTTACTGTACCTACTTCCCCCGTAGCAACAAGGTCATTAGGCGTTAAATTAAATGGGTCATTGCCTGCCCCTACAGGGTTCCAACCCCACTGTATCTGTCTGCTACTGTTAGCCCCCGCATCTCCAAGACTTTTATCAGGTCTTGGATCACGTATGGCTTGCGGGTCTTCAACAGGAAACTCGCCCAGCTTTAGTTGCGGGTGGTCAGGACTCCAACACTCAGGACACGCTTTTAAGTTGGTATCGCGCCCTTTACGTATTAAGTTCTTTAGCTCTCGTAACTTGTACTGAAACCCACAAACATCACACTCTGCGATAGCTTTTTGTGCTGAAGCAAAACGATTAGACATAACCTATTCTCGGCACAAAACGAGCCGGTGTTTTAACCCTGTCTTCTTCTGCGGCAAGTCTAAACTGCTCTTCATACATGTCCTTCAACATAGGTATGCGGGGCGCTAAGTCTGGATCTTTCATAGATATGTAGTACGCCAACCCCGCGACAAGGCATGGCAAAAATCTAAAGTTCATGTCAGCAGTTTCTACCCCACTGCCCGCGTCCTGTATCCTACGCATACGGTAGTATTTGAAGATGTAGGTGTCGTTTTTGTCTGGAACAGGCCATACGTTTATAGTCGGGTTGTCGCGCAGGCGCTCTATCCAAACTTGAATCGGCCTACCTTGAGTCAACTTGTTCGGTATTGACGCATAGGTGCTAACACTAATACGGCTTATGGTTAGGTCAGACTGCGTATATTGGTTCCCGCTATCTGTGCGTACAACTTGTTCTAGCAAGTCAATCGTATCTGCGGGTAAGTCATATTGAGAAGTGCCTTTAACAAGAGTCACAGTGCCTTCATCAATAGTCCACAAGTTGATCCCACGATTCTGCCACTCAATAGTCAGTAGATTCATAGACCTACGTGCTGTACGAAGATCATACCCAGAACGCATTTCACGGCCCGCACGTTCCCACGCTTCTTCAGCGATCTCCGTGAAGTCCATATCAAATGCTGTTGTTCCAGAGGTAGTCATTTACTTCTTCTTAGCTGCTTTTTTAGCTGGAGCTTTCTTAGGTGCTGCTTCTTTCTTAGGTGCAGGCTGTAGCTCGGCTAATACTGCATTAGCCTCTTCTTCGCTCATCAAGCTAGCGTTGACGACAGCATAAGTGCCGTCTTCGTTCTTGCTACCAATTTGGAATACGGGCCTACCATCAGAAAAATTACCGTTTTGAAAAACCTCTAACTTAGCCATTCTTAGTACCTCTTACGTACAGAGTTTTCTTTCTACGGTTGCCCATTACAGCCCCGCAACCTTTATGATTTTCGCGGATCATACCGCCCGCTTTTGCGGTTCTAACCTTAGCTTTAGGTGTGTTAGACACCACCTGCTGCCCCTGCGAGCCAGCTTTTTTCTTTTTACGTGCGGTAGTGGCACGTTCAGACTGACTCAATGACTGCGCCTTAGACCTCGGCAAACAACGATCTGGGTTCTTCTTGTTCTTCGACGTACCACACGGCCCCTTGATCTTGCCATCGGTGCCGATACGAACCCAGTCTTGGTCACGCCATTGCTTTAGCTGTCCCATTACTTTTTCTTCTTTTTACTGCCCTTAGCATAGCTAGGGTCTTTGCAGTACTTAGATGCGGCCATATTCGCGTAAGCAGACGGGTAAGTATCAAAGGTGCGCTTGGCCCACGCCTTACCAGAAGGACATATCTTGCCCCCTGATTTAACCTTCCCGCCTGACTTATAATAACGCCTCATCGCATCTTCGCTGGGCGTACACCCTTACGAGCAATACCGGCACCTCTGACTTTGCCACCCTTTTTATAGTTAGCTCCACCTTTTAGCAAACTAGGATTAGCTTTAGCGCGTGCTCTATTTTTTGCCGTGCGGTTCGCGTCTTTTTTCTCTTTAGTTCTTCGCTTTCTACCCGCGTCAAATATCTCTTTTGCCCTAGCTTCTGGAGAAATATCTCCTCCACCCATACCGGGAATGGCACCAGAAATGCCTTCTCTATTCATTTTGGTGCCAATGACATCTTTGGGCGCATCAAGAAAGAATTTTTTTGCGAAACTTTGCCCTCTACGATCTTCTCTTTCTTCTGGAGAAAGGGTTTTTTCAAGCCTAGCAAGTTCTTTTGAAAACCGTTTTCTACGCTCAGCATTTGATAGTTTTTCAGCCATACCTAACTCCTAACGCATCTTCGCTGGACGTACACCCTTACGGGCTATACCAGCACCTCTGACTTTGCCGCCCCGCTTCATGCCTTTGGCTTTCATGCCACCAGCTTTCATACCTTTAGGCTTCATACCACCAGCTTTCATACCTTTGGGCTTCACAGAACCGCCTTTTTGGTACACCCCTTTCTTGTCAATACCTTCTGCACCCTTGATTTTGGGCATTTTTGCAGAGGTCATTCCGGGCATCATGGTGCGTTTGCCAGCGGGTTTTTTAGCTGCTGCGGGTTTTTTGTCTTTTGATTTTTTACCGCCAACTCCGCGTCCCATCAAAATGTCAGCCTGCGTAACCTTCCCATCTTTGTTTAAGTCTGGAAACGTACCACCCCTTTTCATGCCGGGAGGTATCTTCTTACCCCCTCGCATCCCACCTTTAGTAGACATCTTAGAAGTCATCTTGCCACCGGCTTTCATGCCTTTAGCTTTCATCTTAGACTTCATCTTCATGCCGCCTCGGCTATAACCTTTACTCTTCATCTTCATCGCCATTCTCCGCGTACAAGTTATCAAACACCTGATTAACGTCTAACGTATAGTCCAAATCAGATTTACTGTAATGAACATGCTGAGAAGGTCTAAAATCCGGTGCCCCTTCTCCTGTCTCAAACCACGCTGGGTGCGTAACACGTACCCTATTATTAGGTAGGGCTACAATGTTCCCTGTCCACTCACCAGCATCTAACAGCTCCATCACATGACTCTGCTTGTGTTGTGCGGGGTCATCTGCAATTTCGTTGTTCGTATAGTCCACCGTGAACATATACTTTGCTGGATACATCTCTCCATCAATCTTGGCTAGCCAAGGGCACGGTGTAGCTCTATCAAGCACATACACTGAATGATCCCTAGACGAGCAATCCCAAGGCTGTGCAGCCCACACAGGCATGGGTTCGGGCCACTCATCATACGGAGTATCCCCGCATAACGCTGTTATCGGCATACGTGCCCACATAGCGCCGCCATGTACGTTGGGTTCATTCTCTTCGTCGTATGTTTCAGCCCCAGTAAATATCATCTGGAAGCTAAGACATCGTGTAGGCATTGTCGTAACTGCAATAGCCATAGCATGAATAAACTCGCCGTGGTACTTCTCGTGATTGTGAGTGTATTCCTTCCTCACCCAGCACTTAAAGTACGGGATGTTACTTTGTAGGTATGCCAATTTAGCATCTCCATCGTTTCCGCGCCTGTCGCAGCCTTGAGTTAGGGTCTTTTGCTGCTTTAGGGAATTTTTTCATTTGACCCGCTGAACGCGCACAGAAAGACTTTCTGCGTGCCGCTCGTTTGCCCGTAGGACTTTTTTCAGTAACCGCCGTTTGCAACTTGCTTCCGGGGTTCTGCCGCCTGTATTTCGCAACGCCTTTCTTTGTCATTCCAGCGCCAGATTTAGTGGGGCGCTTGTCCCCACTTTTAACAGACATACCAGCCATACCACCCTTCTTAAACGAAGGGCAGCTTTCAGCTTTCTTTTTGTAGTAACTACGCAAGGGGGTTACCCGAACTTCTTACGCATGTACAAAATGACGGTATAGGTATCACCGTCGCTAGCCCCGACAGTGGTGAACTTTACGTCCCCCGTTTTGCCAGTTCCTGCGTTATTTACCAAACCACCAAACTTAGAGTAGTCGTGATCGCCGCTTTGGTTCTCACCTAACTCTATCGCCATAACGTCGGTATCTGCGTCGAACAAAATACGAACCTTCATGCCAATGCACTGCCACCATACACGCTCTATGTTAACGTCAGTGCAAGACAACCCAGTGCGTGAATCTGCTTCTAGCGCACTAACATCTACTTTAGTCACGGCAGACTCGCCAGTGCCATCAGAGATGTTTGTAAATTTAATAGCTACATGGGACGGCCCATCAACTATTGTTTGGGAAGCTACTGCATCAGCCATGTCAGACTCCTACTAAGACGCTACGTCATAGCCTGTGATTTCAATAAGAAAACGTCCGGCAGTGTAGGCTGCATCGCCAGTGCCTTGGCTAACTAGATACAGGTATTGGTCAGCAGCAATATCGCCACCAGCAACCATAGTACCAGCAGAAGCTGCGCCAGCATTGATGACCTGAGTTTCAGTCAAGTCACCAATTGCAGTGTCGTTCACACCAGTGCCTTCAGTTGCTGAGTACAGATCAATGTCTGTGCTACCGCCAGCAGGTGTTTCAACACAAGTCATGGTTACACCAAAAACAACGCCTTGGTTAGCAGTTGTGACCTGCCCGATGTACGCAACACCAGAGCCATCCTTACCGATTATGTCGCCAGCCGTACCGCCATCTTTTAGGCCAGTAAGGTCAATCATAATCGTAGTTTTAACGATATTAACGTTGGTGGTTACGTCGCTCTTTAAGCGATTCACCTGAGTAACATATACAGCAGCGGTGCCTTCAATACCTGCGCTGCCTACAGCCTCTACAGACATCTTATCGCCGCTAGTTACGGTGATAGTGCCAGTAGTGGCATTTTTAGAAACCATTTGAAAACCGTTCTCTGAACGGACGGGGCCGTTAAACGTAGTAGTAGCCATTGTCATCTCCTGTCGTGGCTAGGTCAGGCACGGGATGCGCCTGTCAGGGATATTAGTTTTATACAGCAGAAAAAGAAAAGGGGCAACATGTGCCCCCTTCTTTGTGTAGCGTATTACGCTCCGGGTGAACCGAAAATTCCTAACGGATCACTTACGCCGAAGCTGTATCGCTCACGAGCTTTATAGCGCGAGTTGCCCGTATCGAAGTCTGCATCCATAGATGTAGCCATCGGAGTACGTACAAAGTGCTTCAAGCCGTTTGGCACGTCGGTCATCAAGAAGAACGCATCAGTATCAGTCAGATAATGATTGATCGCATAACCGCCCGGAATAGAGCCGTTATTACGCAGTGCGTTCAAATCGTTGTCAGCCGTTCCTACACGACCTTCAGTTTCTAACAAACGAGTTGCTACGAACTGTAGGTTCGGCGGGATAATCAGCTTAGTAGGACGTGCTGCAATCAGCAGGCCGCGCTCATCAGTCCAACCTGCGATCTGGATAACGGCGGCTTCTAATGAAGTCTCGTTAAGGTCAGCGGCAGTGGTTGGACGGTTTGAGTTGGTGCCACCAGAAACAAGCGGGTGTGCGGTTGAACATAAAACCTGTCCATCACCATAAGTGGTGCCCGCAGCAAATGCGTTGTTAAGTACAGCAGCGGCTTTCACTTGCTTAGTGTACGCCATAGCGCGTGCTAGAGCTTTCGTATAACGTGCAGAGAGCGAATCGTAGAGATTGTCTTCAATTGCTTCCTCAGTGATCGAAAAGCCCATAGCCACGGTCTCGTGCGTATAACGAGCAGTGAATGCTTCTTGTGCGTTGTCATACTCAATCGCAGCACCTTCGTCTTTAACGGGTGCAGCAGAGAAGCCTGACAGCTTAGTTTCTTCTTCAAAAGAACGATCAGAGGTTTCTGATTCAAAAATCTCCGAGTGCTCTTCACCATATTTTGCGTACTCCATACCAAACAATGCGTTCAGTCCGGGCAGGAGTTCTTTCAGTAGCTGGGCGCGAGAAATTGCCATTTTACCTTACTCCTTAAACGCCAGTGGTATTATCGAATGCATGTCCTGCATTCCACTTGACATACGCTTCAGTAAATCCGCCAGAAGAGTTCTTGGTCTCTTCAACCAAGGCTACAATGCGGAAAGGAAGTGTATTAGTGGTAGCAGACGTATCTGAGATAGCACTTGCGGAATTACCTGTTACGGTGCTTCCGGTGTTGTCTACTCCAGCTACGTTAGCGCCAATATCAGTGATAGCTAAATCACCAATGGTGGTGCCAGACGATACAACAGCGGCTTTGAACAATACGTCAGTAGCGTCACACACATATGCTTTAATATCTGAAGCAACGGTGCTGGCCGGATAGTATTGCTTGAAAGTCAACTGTTCCGTACTAGGATCGGTGTAAGTTACACCCATGAAGACTCCAATTGGAGTCATGGCAGCATCGAACGTATCACGTTCAACAGTGCCTCCGGTAACGAGCTTAACAGCATCGCCATAGAAGATACTCGTAGCATAGCCACTAGCTATACTGTATTGACGAGTAGTACCTACGTATGGAACACCACTAAGCAGCTTTACCGGCTTTAGCCCATAAGGGGCGTCAACTGTTGGATAAGCCATGTTAACCTCTTAACAAAAATTTAGGTTCCTTTACCAAAATTGGTAACTTTTGAAGTGCGCTCGTTGAACAAAGGCATACGAGGATCGTTTTCGCGCATGAGGTTGTTATCCACCGACTCCATCTGAGACTTAGTTTGATGTTCGTAATACCCATTACGTTCCTCAACCATTTCTTTTGGAGCTTTACAAAGCAGTAACCCGCCCATCATTACATTGTCAGCGAACTTTTCGTTCTCAATATCGACTAATGCGTACTCTGGGTGGTCTTCAGCTTTTACGGGTTCCCAACCCTCGCGTAATTTAGAGGAAACGTTAGTAGCATCTGTTTGACCTTGAGTAGATACACGTATCCAGCGAAATACATACCCGTCTTGTTCTTCTGGAGAAGGCAATACCTCTGGTCGTGCCCACGAACGTCTACGAGTACCCGTCTCACGAGTAGCGTGATCTCTCTTGATTCTATTCTCAGCCCTTATCCGTTCCTCATTTCTTGTGCAACCTGTCTGGCGTATTCTTCGAGTGGAACTCCCAATCTTTTTGCTAAGGCTACCTGTGTCTGCGTTAATGTGACCTTTTTAGGTGCTGTGCTCCGCGTAGCGGGGGCAACCACATTCGACCTTGGCTTGGGTTTCTCTTCTACTTGTTGAGATGAATCCTCAAATTCTTCAGGAAACACCTCTCGCATACGAGCGTCAATTCGCTCGTAGTATTCGTCGCTTCTGGGATCTACACCTTGCCTTACCAGCTTATGATGTAGGCCCACAGCTAAACTTGTCATTTCTTCATCTTGGTCAAACCAAGAATTATTTGCTCTCCATTCTTCTGCGCGAGCATCATACGGCTGCTGCGCGGTAGTTGTAGCATCTTGTACCGAAGTTTCTTCTTCTTGTAAAGCCGGTACCTTGAAGTTGTTTAGACGTTCTGACTTCAGCTTAGCAGAAGTTAAGGTCTCTTGCGCTTCAATAACCTTATCTGCTTCACCCGACTCATAGGCGTCTTTATAGACTTGCCTTGCTTGCAAAAGCTCTGCGGCAACAGCTTTTTTAGCTTGATCTAATAACGCTTCTTGATTCTTCGTGACATTGCTCTTCAGTTCCTTGTTTTCATCTACAAGTTTCTGAGCTAACCGCTCAAGCTCCTCACGCTCTCGTTGTGCCTGCTCCTTAGCACGGCGCTCATCGTGATAGCCTTTACTAAAGTGCTTTATGCGTTGCTGAACTTTCTCAGAGTAATCCGCTAATTCATCTTCAGTAACATCGCTTGGAGGCTCTGAAGGTTTGCGGTTCCTGTCAGCTTTTGGGGTGTCATCGACAACTTCGATGTCAAGGGAGGGTTCTTCCTTCGCCTCTACAACGGGTTCTGGTTCCCTATAATCATCTGCTGTTTTCTTGCCAGACAGATCAATTTCGACTTCATCCGACTGTTCCACTTCTAATGCAGCCTCTTCTTGGTCTGGGTCAGGGAAAGAGAACTCAACTTTCTGATACGCCATTACTTACTCCTATACCCTTTCTACGCCACGCGGATCTGGCACAACTGCTTCAATGGAATCGTCATTCATCAAACGATACTCCGAACCGTCTATGGAAAACCTAGTGCCGGTATTAGCACGAAACATCACATAATCACCCTGCTTACACCAAGGGCCATCAGGAAAGCGGTCAGAGTCAGAATAGGCTTGCTCGCCCATATCCACCACAAGTCCTATGATAGACATTACTTGCTCATGTGTTTTCGTGGTCACAGATTTAAGTAAGTCGGTACCTTCAAAGGTATCCTCAACATACGGCATTGCAACTAACACCTTATACCCAACGGGTACAGGTAGCTGCGCTTCAAACTCTTCATCGGTAACAGTTGCTTGTGCAGCATCAGTCATCTTCGTACTCCAAATTGCGCGAGAGGTCTTCTATGTATCGCTGACAGGCTTCAAGACCCCGAATTAAGCCTGTAGTTTCTTTGTAGGAAGCGAAGTCCTTGGCACTCCCTACAGTTAGAAATTGTATTGCAGAAGATTTATCGTCTTCGATTTTTTCCATAAGCACGTCTAAGACGGTTTTTGCCACTATTGAGTCCTATTTGAATCTTTAATGGTTTTTAACAGATCTAAGTCTAATTTGGTATTATCTTTTCGTCTGTCAGCAGCTAATTTAGCACCTGCTTTCTGTGCATCTATTTGCAGTTCTTGCTGGTCTAACTCAAGTTGTTTCGCATCAATCATAGCATCGGCTTGGTTTTTCTGCGATTTTAGTTGTAGCTCTTGTTGCTTGAACTGAGCATCTGCCTGATCTTTAGCTACTTTACGCTGCACTTCTTGTTGTTTTATCTGTAGCTCGGCTTGCTGCATCTGCACCACAGGATCTTGAGCCTTCTGCTGTGCCTGCTGTTGTGCGGCTTGCTGCTGGTGCTGCTGTGTTAGCTGCTGCCCTGCGTCTGCCATAAGTTGCGACAACTGAACTTCTATCTCTTCCGGTAGTGCTTCGTTCGGTGCGGGTAGTTTGGCACCTAACTTTTCCTCTATCTGCTTGCGGTACAAGAATGCAGTGTGCTCGGCAATATGCGCCTGTAATGCCGCCATAATTGGCTGAGCTTGCGGGTTCTGACCAATAAGCTGCCGTACCATAGGGTCTTGCATAAACGACTGGTGGGCGGCGATATGCGCCTCGTGGTCTTGGTAAATAAACGCCTTCATTGGTTTGCCCATCAATGCGTTCATGTTTTCGCTCACAGGATCTGTCGGCGTAGCATCGTCCTCTGTTGGTACTAATTTATCAGCGTTCTTGACTCCCAACACCTCTATCATCTGTCGATGTAGCTGCGGTAAGTCATAGATCTGAGGCGCTGACTGAGCCATCTGCAATACCGCTTGGTACTGCACAACGCGCTGGGCCATTGTAGAGCTGTTCGGATCGCTGACGGGGATCA